TTAAGCTCGGTTGGCAATGTCACCGTGAAATTCGTGACGGATTGACTAGCCGAGTCCTTGTCCCTGTCAGACAGATAGACTTGGTGAATCTTATAGCGACAGTCCCAGTGGCTCATACGATATCTTATAGACTATTACTATAATTCAATAAGGAAATATCCTTATACCTCGAGCCTAGCGAGCTCGCGGGCCTAACGGTATTTGATGATATGCGTCAGGCGCGTATAAGAATGAAGCAAGGGAACCCTCGCATTTGCTAGCGATGGATTACCGCCAGCTGTAAGCGTGTTCCCGCCGAAGCCAACAGGGGTGGCCACAACATCAGGGGCCGTGCCTTGACCAAGCGAGGACAATAGATTGTTGTCGTACGTTTTATTCTCACCCGAAATGGTGCATCTAACAAGGCCAATAGTGTTCGCTGTTTCCGTGATAGTGTGAGTGTGCGGGGGCAAGTTCAAATTGGTCAATAAAACATCGTTGTTGCCCGTCGTCGCACCTAATGCCCGCGTAGAAACTCCACCACGCCCGCCCACCCCTGCGCCCATGACCGTCCGCCCTGTTATGTTCGGAATATTGAAAGTCGTCGAACCATTTCCAGTCCCGTATGTCGTGCCAATAACCGAAAATAGGGCGCTATACGTAATTCTATTGTAGGCCGTTCCATCACAAAATAGGTAATCGCTCGGTGGCGAGGTAATCCCAGCGTAAGGAAACGTGGTCCCTATAGGAATGAGCGTATTTCCGGAGACCAATACGTTGGAGCCCGCCGATACATTGGCATGAAAGTTGACGGTCTTGTAGCCGGAGGAGTGGGATATATTTTTGTTTCCAATCCAAATCCCTTCATCCGAGGTGAACAAGCCTTTCCACGCTCGGTTTTCTGCTCCAACAGAGCCACTATTGGAAGCGCTTGGCACCCAATCCACCCGAGCTTCAACGACATTCGAACACAATCTCAAACGCGTGAATTGCGAAAAAACGTTGTCCACACGCTCGTCTATGCGATCGTTATTCAGTAAATACTGTGCCCCGCCGCCGTGCACTTGAAAGACATGCTCGTCCGCCTCGTAAAAAAGATTGCTCGATTCTGAAATAAGCAACATACGACCTATAGCGCTACGGTTACTTATATATACGGTTTTACGTTTTTATTAGAAAATTTACGATAATGTACGGGTGAAGGATGGAAAACGGATCCGCCCCGGACGAGTTGCCCTCAAATGATGTCGAATATCCAAAACCCTTGGGTGCTATTCTAAGATCCCATGTATATGTGTCGGTTCCCGCTGCAACGCACCTTGGAGCATCTGATCGGCGCACAAGCCCATATCCTCCCGGCGCAACGTTGATGTCGTTACCCGGAGCAAAAGCCACTGTATGTGAATGTTGTGGCATCGTCGTGTCAACCACAAGCGTGTGTTCATGCGATCCTCCCGACACCGTGCCAATGCCCACACCATTCCCAGCGGTCCCTAACGGCGACCTACTTCCCAAATTTGGAATATTGAAAGTGCTCACACCATCTCCGTTGCCATAAGTCACCCCAACAATGCTAAAGAGACGTGAAAAGGTGCTCCGGCTACATGCCCGGCCGTCGCACGGTAAGTAGCCCCGTATTTGAAAATCATTATCGCTCACGGTTGCATCAACAAGCCCCCCATACGCTACTAGGACACCCGGCGGGATCAAATAACGCAACGGATCACTACCCATTGCGCTCGTTCGATTAGAAAAGACGTGGTCGCGAAAGTTTTCGAGATTCATCGTTTTGTTTGTTCGGGCCGTTTTCACGGTTTTGTCGTATAAAATCGCCCCATCGCCGATGTTTAGCACGTTGCTCGACAAAATGATGCGCTTCCACGGGACTAAGCTAGATCCAAAGTCAATGGTGCTATCCGCATAGACCGTCAAAGGGACGTGGCACACAAGGTTGGACATTGCTGGAGAATTCGTGATGGTCAAGATGTTGCTCGCACCGGAAATACGGTTCTCGAGCCCATGAATGCTGATATCATGGTTTGATGAGCTATAGAAGACGTGTTTATTTGTGACAAAGTGCGCTTGGCCTTTGTTGATTTCAAAAGCAATCATGTCCACAAGTGACGTATTAGTATTTGATAATAAAATTTGTACAGATAACCGGATGTACGACGCTGAACGCTGTGGCCGTTCCCGTAGATCCTGTGGTAATACTAAAGCCTTGAATATCGGTAGTGAGGTCAGGCTCGGACCCTGAGCCAACCGTGTCGAACCTCACATCACGCTTATTGAAACTCGAAATAGTTCCCGCATCAGCGGCGCGTGTTGCAAGCCCGAACGTACCTGCGGGCACACTTCCTTGTGTCTTCAAAATGAAGGTGTGGTTGTGGCTAGGTAGATTTAATAGGCCAAGGGTGACGTTTTCCGCGCCTCCATAGTTTTCATCCACCACCTCGGAAATCCCACCATCCCCCCAGCCCGCCCCCAAAGGAGAGCGCCCGCGAAAATCCGGCACTACAAACGACAAAGAGTCAATGGCCGATGTCCCGTACCGATCTTCGATGACCGCATACAATTCGGAAAAGTCAAACTTGGATTTCGTTGCACCGTCGCACCAAAGAAACCCTGGGGGAGGCAAGCCCGCCACTCCGCCCCCCGCAAACGGCAAGATGCTTCCCACCGGCAAGAAGTCGTTTGAATTGTCAATGGAGAGACGATCAACGTTCACATTTGCTTCAATGCGGATGGAGTCCGTCAAAGCTTCTTTGAACACCTCAAGCCCATCCATTAACAATCGGTCCGTGTGAACGGCCTTGAAACGCATGTCACGTTTTGCCAAATCCATGAGACCATTGCTAATAGGAATCACGTCAACGAAGCTCACAACATTGCTCGTCGTCACATGTAATATCGGCGGAAACACGTCACGTGCGAGATTGCTTTGAATTGTGCTCACGTTTGAATGAATCGCCACGCCATGATTGAGATGTAATGTATGTGAGTTTGCCGTGACATAGAATATTTGATTGCTTGTTGGACGCATCAAAATGGTCGAAATATCCTTATCATAGGCATTTGGTCCCGACATGCCCGACAAACAAGCCACCGCCTCTTAATGTGTAAGAAAGACAAGAAAAAGAACAAAAACCAAACCCACCCCAACCCCTATAATTTGTAATCGTGATTGAACATATTTACTTTGGCCTTACACACCCTAAACAGGCCACCAGCCATGCCGTCTCCGCCGTCTCCACCGTCTACGAATAAACCGTTCGCATCAATCTTTTGAACATCGTATTCCCACTCACGGCCCACTTCTTCCATAACTAGATTTCCATCCCCATCGCGCACGAACTCCGTAACTATTTTCTTTGTCTCAATTTGTTTTTGTGCTTCAATGTAATCAATGATGTCCCCCTTGTTATTATAGATTGCCCGTTTCTCGACCTCAACCTCTTCCATCTCAACCACGCCTTCAACTATCTCGCCAATGTAGCGTTGACTATTAGCATCCAATGTGTACTTCAATGAGTACTTTCGAAGTGTCTTTTTAACAACAACTAGCGAGAGAACAGCGCGCTCTTGTGACACCTGAACAGGGCGCTCCACCGGCAAACTCCGGGGCATGAACGTTCGCGCCTCGCACATTTCGCCCACCACCCCGCTCCCAAACCCGCGGACGACCGACCTTTCGTAAAAGTTTGGGAAGCGAGACGATCGAACGATGTAGTCACCTGCCTCCAACGGTCCTTCCGTATCCACAACAAAAACCTCGCAACCCTCCAAAACGTACAATGTGTAACCGCGTGCTTCCCGTGCAACAGCCAATTCGCAAATAACTCGTTGGTAGTTTGCGTAGCCGCGGATCTTCACTTCCATTGCTACATCCACTCGAACGTTCGCCGCTTCCCCGCCCGCCCCCTCCTGCTCCGCCACCGCCACCGCGTATCCTTCTTCATCGTAAAGTAAATCTCCAGGTACAAGACAAATCTTGTAAAGCCCGATGCTCATAAACTTTGCAAGCAACTTCGCCTTTGACTCCTACCATCATCAAGCATTTTTCTAATTGAAGGCACAAAACCCCAAAGGGCCCGTGTTTTGGCTTTTTGCTTTTACTTTTGTTGTACTATTTTTCCTTTTAGATTTGGTTTTCCACGCAATCGTCAATCATCTTCAACAGCTCCTCGGCAATGACGTACTGTAGCAAGAAGTGCTTTTCGATGCCGGGAATGTTTTTGAAACGCTCAATCTGCACTGCCCACTCCGAAAGGGCAAGCAAGTCCTCCTTGCTCGCACTCTCATTCGACTTATTCAGCTTCCGAACGCAATCCAGCGCTTCCTGCATCATGTCCATGCACCCCCCTAGGGGGCGCTCGGCCACCTCACGGTAGATCCGCTCCCGGATGATGGAACCGCGAGTGCTCACCATTGTGGACCGGCGGGCGGAGCGAACGAGACGGAGAAAAGGCTTCGAGTAGGCTCTTTCTTGCTTTTTCCTTGCGTTCTGCTGTAGCGTACTGATTTAAATTTGAATGCACGTCATTTTTTCGAATTTTTTTCGAATTTTCCGACTTAATCTTTCTCACTTTTGCGGAGCTTCCGGCCACACCACCAGCAGAGGGTCGTAAGTGGACTTGGGGAGCTCGCGAAGACCGTGGCGGTACAAGTTCCACGCAGCCCGTTGCGCTTCGGTAAACGTTGCTTGGGCATCCTCGGCTTGCGTCCAATCGGATTGGGTCAGCGCAAACGCACGCTTTCGGCGGAGCTCTTTCCATGCGTACGCCTTGCTTTGGTCGTACACAATCTCGATCCCGCCGCCTGTCTTCCGCCGCCCGCGGACGCTCATTGGGTTCAAAGTCGGAGGCACTAGGAACTCGTTGTCTTGGTACAAAATGAGATCTTGATCAACCGTCAACTCGCGCTCGGTGACGTGTTGAACGGACAAATCATCCATATTAAGAGCGACGACGTAAACGATCATACTTCTACAAATACTCTACAATACACATGTAAGTTAAAATGCAAGAAATACACAAACGGTTTAAGGGCAACCTGTTCTAACCCGTATATACAGCCATGGAACCCATTGCGCCCACTGATTCTCCCGCCCCTCCCGCCCCTGCCGCCGCGCCCGCCGACCGTCGCAAAACCATTGTTGTGGCCCTACCGGGTCGCGAGTTCAGTGGCAACTTCCTCGTGGCATGGACGCGCACCATCACCCACCTTTATCAACTCAACTACACCGTCATCCTGCTAAACCGCTTCAGTAGCTTCGTGAGCTTTTCACGCATGCAAACGCTCGGCCTTGATGTGCTCCGCGGTGCTGACCAAAAGCCCTTCGGTGGCAAACTTGATTACGACGTATGGCTCACCATTGACAGCGATGTCATCTTTACCCCCGAGCAAATCGTCGAACTCATTGAGAACACCGAAATTCACCCGGTGGTATCTGGCCTTTACCGCATGGCCGATCTCACTCATTTCCCGGCCATCAAGGAGTGGGACGAGGACTTCTTCGGCAAGCACGGTACCTTCAAGTTCCTAACTCCCGAGGACGTGGAGACGTGGAAGGCCACCACATCACAAAAATTCATGCCCGTCGTTTACAACGGCATGGGATTCTTTGCTTGCCGTAAGGGTGTCATCGAACAACTACAATACCCCTACTTTTGGGCACCTCTTCAAGAGATCCAAACACCCGAGGGCGTTCTTCTCCGTGACATGTGCTCTGAGGACGTTGCTTTCTGCAAAAACCTCAAGGCCGCCGGATTTGCCGTAATGGTCAACACGGAAATTCGCGTTGGCCATGAAAAAATGCTTACAATCTAATCTCTAATCGCCTATGCCCGCGACCGCTTTGGTTTTCCCGTCACCTCTTTCTTTTTCCCCCGTCCGCTGAGTCCGCCACCCGTTCTAGACTGCATATGCGGTGGCACCGTTACTTTGTTGATCAATGACAGCGAAGTGTTGTCCATGATCTTCATGTTTTTCTCCATTTCTTCCATTTGTGCCCGCATTTGTTTTTTCTCGACCTTGTAAACCTTCAAGTGTTCTATAACGTCCTTCAAATACGTACGCATGTTTCCATACATCACATCGTGCGCATTTCCATCCTCGAATAGGGTGTCGTACTTGGTATGAAGCTCGTACACTTGGATCGCCGTGGGAGCCAAACCCATGCGCACTACGTCTTCTTCTTTTTCACGGAATGACTTGACATGCTTAGCTATCTCCTTGTGGTTTAACAAAAGTCCTTGGCGTTTCTCTTTCAAGGTCGCCAGGTTTTCGAGTTCTTCATGAATACTGTCTATCAATCCGTCAATGTTGTCTTTCATCAAGTCAAGAGTCCTACATTAGCCATCGGCATTTTTTTCCATTTCCTTGTAAAGTGACTCGACAACGTGCTAGTGTACGATAAATGGCATCTCAATGTATCTGTGTTTAGGTATGTGTTCCGCAACTTCACGACGGCTCGCACATACTCTTGTTTTAATTTTTAAGACACCAACTATTTGAGCATGGGTAGGACCTCGGTGTATGCTTTTCTTTGGGGCTAGCATTTGGAGCGCGCGAGATCCAAGAAAATTAAAGAAGACGTTTCTATCAGAAAATGCGTATAATCGCATTTGGAGATTCAAATACATTTGGTCATGGCCAATTCGACTGTTCAAACAAACACATTTTGAATCGCGCAATGCGCGCCGCTAATCGGCACGCCAGTGCCGCTGACCGTCGCGATGGTCCCTCCCTAAACACGGATATAGAGCCTGTAGTTGGCAATCAAAGACCTAGTAAATTTGCCTGGCCATTTCGTTTAAGCTTATTGGCTAATTGTAAAGTTATTAATAAGGGTGTTCCGGGAGCTAGTGCGCTTCTTATCGCACATACCATAAGAAACTTTTCGTATGAGCCCGGTGACATTGTTGTTGTGTTGTGGACATATATTGCACGGTCTACAATATTTTATGACAATAATTCATTTGCTCTTATTATGCCGGCGCTTCTTCATAAAACCGCTCAAAAACTGTATTCTATACTTCCCGATTACGACTTCCATTACAAAAGTATCTGTGCAATGGAACATGCGCATTTGTGGTTACACCATCGTAACATTAACTTCAATAATTGGGTAGTATGTAACGAAGCTTCTGAATTTGACTATTATCGAATGGGCCAAAATAGTGCAACATTTATGGATTTTCATATGGACAAGGCGCCCGATGAAGTTCATGCTGGACCATTGTCACAACTATTATTTGCAGAGCATGTTTATGATAAATTATGTAAAGACGGTCACATTGTACATACTTGAAAACTCTTTTGCATCGGTTTCCGTATTGCATATAGGTTTCCCTTTTATATTAAGAGACGTATTAAGCAACATTGGACAACCCGTTGTTTCATACCACCTCTCCAAAAGCTGTCGAAATCCACTTCCGTCTTTTGGTACTGTTTGAACGCGACTTGTGCCATCAACATGAATAATAGCAGGGTACAGTTCAGGGCTTTTACATTTTGCAATGAATGACATAAATTGGCTTGACCTTGAATGCATTACAAAATAGTTTAATGCGTGCTCTTCAAGGATAGCTGGCGAAAATGGTCGAAACATTTGGCGTTTTTTTATGGAGTTCACACGGTCCTTTATCTGTACCCCGCGAGGGTCAGCAAGTAAAGACCTATTGCCTAAGGCACGAGGTCCGAATTCAGCTGCACCGTTAGCAACTCCACATATACCTTGAACTAGTAACTCTTGAAGAACCGCATCAACAGGGTATGGTCCTTTTATAACATAGCCCCACATGCAATGATTCCACTCAATGTGCTGCTTTAGATAAGCGAGAACAGCCCCAACTGACGAACCTGCATCCCCTGGATTTGGATATACCCACATTTGGTTCCAATCACTAGCAATAACGCTATTTGCAACGCAGTTTAGAGCACAACCTCCTACAAATACCAAATTTTTTGATGGAAGGTTCACACGCGCCCAGTCACTTATTTTTACAAGCATTCGAGTAAACACACATTGAGTTGCAGCTGCAATATCAAAATAGTCATTTTCTGCAACTAATTCGTGGTTATATCCACTACAACCACGATGAAAGTTATATTTTTGGCGAATGCATGGCAATGATGCTTTATCTGCGAAAAATGTAGAATACATCTCATTTTCGAACCTTCTCGGGTCTCCGTAAGCAGACATTCCCATCAAAATGTACTCGTCCTCATTGGGTTTTAGTTTTACCCGTTGTGTCATTGCAGAATAAAAAAGCCCCATGCTATCTGGGTAGTTATGACTATATATTTTTTGAAGGTGATTTCCATTACCTTTCCATATTGTCATTGTCTCAAGCTCGCCGATGCTATCCATGACAATAACGGTTGCATCACGGAAGCCACTCGTAAAGAATCCGGCAGCAGCATGACTATGATGATGTGAAATATATTTGATAGGCGCGTCAATACCCCATTTTGACTTCAGTTCATGTGCAATTCTTAAGTCATTCCAATGCCAACGTTGACCTGCAAGGCATTGTCTTACAAGTTTTAGCCATGGTTTTTCATACCAAACTACTTGAGAAGGCTTTCCCCATCGTAGAGCATATTGAATAATATCATGATTAAGATTAGGATCGTTTTTGATTCCGCTGAAGCGTTCAGTATGACTCGCAAACACTAGCTTTCCGCCAATAAATACCGCAACCGAGGCATCATGGCTATTCGCGACTACACCCCAAACAACAGACATTTACTAGTGTACCTATTCACTCATTTGCTTTAAGCTCAATTGTATATGAACGGGTCATTTTTACGAAGCGCCTTCATGCGCTCTTTAAATACTTTTCTTTCTTTCCATAGCCGATAAGGCATCATTACAACGAAAGCACATAACTGAAATGTTTCTTTTATTGACATTTCTTATCTCTATCATCTAGATTTATTTTACTCATAACATTAGTACGAAAAACCATACTGTGTAGAAGATGGCGTACGGTACTCTTGGATGCGAATTAGAGTTCTTCTTGAATACTATCTATCAATCTGTCAATGTTGTCTTTCATTAAGAGTCCTACATTAGCCATCGGCAATTTTTTCCATTTCCTTGTAAAGTGACTCGACAACGTGGTAATCTTTACACAGCTGGTGGACGATGAATGGCATCTCAATTGACATGGAACCCTGTGTATCCATGTTTCGGTATGTGTTCCGCAACTTCACGACGGCGCGCACATACTCTTGTTTTACTGCTTTAAGACACCTCCCGCTTGTAGTTACGTGCTGATTCATTGTTACGATTCAAGCAGAGTCATGTTTATCATTTTTTCATACCGTGATGGAGACACCGTAACTCTTCTCAAGCTCTCGGATGAGATCTTCTAGCTTGCTTAGCATCATGTCTTGAGTATCCATGAAGCTCACCACATTGTTGAACACGTCCCCATACAAGAGGATGTCATCGTAGATCACGGAGATTACGGAGTGCTTGTCAAGGATACGGGACAAGAAGATCTCAAGGCCGTGGTCAGGGTCGACATCACACGAGTCGTCGTCCCCCTCGTGACCTTCGTGACCTTCGTGACTCTTGAGAAAGTTCATACACGACCGGATGATTTGTCCACTATTCGACAAGTACATATTGAGAAGGTTGTCCGCGTCTCGCGGAAGGTGCATCCATTGATCGGGAAGGCCAATATCCGTGTACTTCACATCGCTAAAGGTGAACATACGGTGCTCTTTAAAACAGTACGACCCATCACTGCCACCGGCCGGAATGTAATCGAGGATAGAAATCGCGAGAGCCATTCTTATAATTCTTTTATGCTTTTACTCTTTATCTCAAATCATTTTTTAGCAAGCTCCTCATAGAGTCCAACTTCTTACCCCATGGCATAGTGTGATTCGCAAAGTGATATAGTATAAAATCCACGGATTCTTGACTCTTTTTGGTATTCCTTGACCATGGATCTAAGTTTGTCAAAGGGGTTAATACCGTGTCATTCACGCGTGCAGGCCGTCCCTCTCCCCCTCCTCTCGCATTAAAGTACACATTCATGAACGACTGCTCGTAAAAACTCGTGCCCTTGTACCCCCACATGAGCGCGCTTACATTGCGAAAGTGTGTCCTCATGTAGTCATTCACAAAGAATGCAAATTGACCGCAATTGAATCCATGGACTTTTTGTTGCGCTAACCTAGCCAGTTCTTCGCGTGTATAGGTTTGTAATGAGTAAAAGAGCGACCGATGGGGATCTTTGAACTTGTACTCGCTACACGTGTAAAGGGCTCCCGGATCCCGCATTCTTTGAAAAACATCCTGAATATCCCCTCGGACGACAATGTCCGAGTCAATGTAGAGCACTTTGGTGTATTCATCGATGCGTGCGTAGTCAAAGATATCAACTTTGCGCTTTGATGTCGTTTGCGCATCCGCATTGGGCCCGGTTGTCCATATTGTCACACCTAATTCTCGAAGGGCTGTCTCCACGTGAGGACGGTATGCCTCATCGCACATCACCATGATATCAATCCTCCCGGTCCCGGAACCGCCTCCGTGCTTCCATATGCTCTCAATACACAACCGCGTAAGCTCAACGTACCCTGGATGAACCCCGACGGTAAAATAAACAAGGCACTTCTCTGATTCAGATACCAATGTATTTCGCGCTGATCGTGTAATGCCCGCAGAGACACATCCATCCATACAAGTCAAACCAACGTACACATCATTCGCAAGGCAGAATTCGGAGACGGCGCGCCGCACACCAAAATCATAGTAGTTTTTGGCTTTCAAGGCGTTCATCTCGTAATCGTGGCACACGATCCACCCGTCATCTTTGAGCTTGGGAAAGTACAGTTCGAGGTCTTGTTTGACGGATTTGTAAGAGTGATCCGCATCTAGATATATCAAATCAAACGATCCATCCGCAAACGATTCCACGGCATCATACGAGAATTGGCGATGGATTACTACGCGTTCATCACCTATAAAACGTGTTTTTACGGATTCATATGCGTCCTTCATCACCACGCTTCGAACGTTGTTTCCATCTTGGTCACCAGACATGATTACGCCCTCCCACGGGTCTACCAAATGAAATTCTCTGATGTTTAAAGTGCTCGCAAGAATCTCCGAAAACCCGCCTTGTAAAACACCAACTTCTAAAACCATCAACGGTTCGCTACGCCCCGCAAAAACTTGCGCGATCTCTGCACGGCTAGGCAGAGATGTAAAAGCCATCGGCATCGATTGCAACTTTTGCCTTTCTACATATCTAGAGAGATGCAAATCACGGTGAAAGATTTCACGACAATTTGTTTGAACGGCAAGCCCGCGCGCACGCAACATATCCAAGATTTATCAGCCAGACTTTCGTGGCCCATCATCATTCAATCAGGGGCACCCTTTCCCAATCCCACTTCCACTCCCACCGGCCAAAAGCAAAGGCCGAAGCCGTACACCCTAGGTGCGAAGGGGTTCATAAAGATCATTCAAGACCGCCTTGAACAAGACGTATTCGAGCCATTCATTCTATTAGAGGACGATGTCTCTGAAAGCGCATGGTATTCCCCCGTGATTGACATACCCGATCACATACCCGCCTCGATGGACGCGTTATACTTGGGAGTTTGCGATGCAAGCGCGCACCCAAGTCTCAATACCTATCAAAAGGGGGTCTCATTTCACCCCCTAGATAACAACATAAACATAGTCAAGATTGAGAACATGCTCTCCATGCATGCTGTGCTCGTGAACTCCAAGCGGTGGGCGCTTCTTATAATGCGCGCAATGGTCGCCACTATCACGACGGGGATCATATGGGATCAATACATCGCCCGGCAAATGCCGTTTTACAATGTCTATGCCTTGCGCAACCCAATTCTATTCCAAGACCCAAAACTCGGCGGAAACACAGGAACGCACATTTGCCTCGATGATCACCATAAATCAATTCGCGCGCATCTACCCTCAACCATATGTAGCGAATACGAGCCGTGCGTCGAATATCTTACCAATAATTAAGTAATTAGCATGCCTTCGGATATAACGGACCAAGATTGTGAAAGTTGGCGGGCGAATCCCAATGTCAATCCGCAAACGGGGAGACGCATAGAAGTTGGTCGAGATGTCTACCGCCGACTTGAAAGAAGATGTAACGAGACCGCAGTACCCATTGCTCGTACCGCAGCCGCCACCACCGCCACAGCCACCGGCACGGCCGCCGCCGCTGCGACGGAATCGTCCTTGTTATCGGCATTCGAACGTAGCGTTTCGCAAGTTGTCCGAGCAAATTTTGGTGACGCAATTGCTAATTCAATAGGGCGCGCTGCCGTTCGTTCTGTTCAACGATCTCTCCGAAACAATGTCCCCCTTCCACCCGGGGAACTAGAATCGTTCGCACACCATCTTGATGAGAACACATTGGATAGATTATTATCTATACAACAAACCGCTCCCCCTGCGCTCACACCTTCTGAACGCCGTCGTCTCGCCAACGTCGCGTCGCCTTCATCGCCCACACCGCCGCCCGCACAAACGGTTCCACTCGTTCCCGGGCAATCGGCACTAGCACCGCGCGCGAATGCTCCGCCGTTTCAAATGAATTTTCAAAACTTATTGGTCTCGCGATATGAGGTCGATCGATACTTCTCAAGACGGTTACAGCAAGGATTGAATACCATCATCCATCCGAGGAGTGGCAAACGAATTTTGCTGAATACGGAGGTGCTTGCAGGGAACGGACGACAATCTATCGTGTTACGAAATGAGGTATTCGGCGCATGTCAGCATTTTGGCCTTCCAACAGAGCGGGGACCAAATGCCATGGAATTCGTTACAACGGCAATCATCCGGCCATCTGGACCAAGAATGAGTGATTCATCAGCAATAAGTGTTGATAACCTTGATAAGTACGTAGCCGAGGAAGTACGGTTGAACGGGTTCATCGTAAATCCTGTAACATCCCGTAGAATTACGCGTTCAACGACAAGCTTGATATATTTGGACCTCATTCGAATGGCCTACGTAGCCAATCTTGATCTAGATCATTTCAATGCACGTACCACACCCGACCAACCTCAAATGGAAGCTCCCGTAGAGGCCCCCGTAGAATCCCATGCAGCACATGTGGCTCAGCTAATTCAATTACAAATAGTGACACGATTTGGTATTTTTCCGCAAAGCGCTTCGCGGCCCGCAACAGCCCGTACAGGCCCGACACCACGTGCACGCGCAAGCGCCCGACAAGACATTGCCAACGGCCTCAATAGCATTCCCAAAACGGCATTGCTTTCTACTCTAACGAGTCCAACGGATGTTCACATATCATGTATAAGCACGCTCAATAACATCCCACCACCTTTCAAGACCCTAGGTAACAAGCTCCGAGTTCTATGTACAAAACTAAGTAAAGAATGTCAATCGCTTAACACCACACACGAACGTCTCTTGAAGACCGTAAAACAGGCAAGCTCCCCAACCTCCAAGTCGTTTCTAATGATTGAGCCAGAAAACGTGATAGCAAGCATGTTTAAGATATGGAGCACGAGGAACGAGGCCTTTCGTACATCATGGTTCCTTATCTCACCAAAACAACTTCAAGAATCAATGGGCTATTTTAGTGTTATGTACATTCGCCAAAACGGCATAGGTCCAGGAGTAGTTAAAAGCGCTATTCAGCAAGGCATGGAAGAAATTTCCCGTTTAGGATTTTTCGTCAAGTACGATGAGCCAAGTGGACGGGCCTTTGTGAATCCCAACCTTGCCTTATCGGACGATTTCAAACGAATCGCAGGCATCCGTCAAGAGGCCGATTATGTCTCCTTGTACGAGTTCATCGGTAATTTTATCATGTTCATGATGATCTTTAGCACGGGCTTGCCATTCTCTTTATCGCATGCGATTTTGGCGCATATGCTCTACAAGCACGAGGACATTACGAACGATGACTACATTGCGTACTCCATGATGGATTTCCCCGCCGAGTTTGCGGGTCTTGCCAACTTGCTTCGCACACCGGAAAACATAGAGCACGCCTATTTGTCCTTCAATTCCGAGTATGATTTGCGCCCCCAAGACGACGATGTTGACATAGGTAACTTCCGGGAGTACCTCGCCGTGCGCTCGAAGCAACGTGCGTTACACACCCTCTATCCGAGAGACACGCCACGTGCAGCCCCCGGTCCCGGTCCCTCCGCGGACACATACGAACGTTTTATGGGACTCGTGCGCGGGCTATCACCAATGAGGAAGTTACTTCGCCATGAAAGAGTTTCGATCCCCATGTTGGATAAGTTCCTCACATCCCAAACAATATCACCGGCAACAGTGATGGATTTGCGTGAAAACTTTCAAAGATCGATGCGGGCGCGGTCAACAATTGAGGTTAAGGTAACGGATACTATGTCGGAGATTCTCTCGGACATGGGGGAGAGGTTCCCATACGAGGCAAGAGGTATGGAACGCCCGTCAACTAGTAAAGACCGCCGAGTGGTATTCTTGGACTTCATAGAGCGATTGCTGATGTTTTGGTCAAGTCTAAAAAGCTATTCGAATAATATGCACTACGTCGTCCGCGTAAAGAGTCGTGCTCAGTATTCCTCCACAAGGCGGTACACGGACCGCGAATTCGAAAACATGTTTCCCGAGTCCCACACGTGCATGACCTTGATTGATATCCCGGAATCCATCCACGACAACTTCGAAGTTCTATACACTCGGCTCGTGCTTGCATGCTACAATGTCGAGGCAGGTATGGGCAACCTTGGCGGGGCGCTACCGCCCGTACGAAAAAACAAAAGTAAAAAACCCAGCAAATCCACCAAATCCAGCAAATCAAGTAAGTCCACTAAATCAACCAAATCCACCAAATCACATGCTTAGGAATAAGAACATTACACGCCAAATCACATGCTTAGGTTGTTGTTTTAGTCCCACCTGATTGGGATCCGAATTCTAATTCTTCTAATTCTTTTTCCAACTCCTCATATGTGACTTCAAGGTACGGTGTGATCGAGTTAAGAGTTTGTTTCATGTGTGCGTCGCCCTCCAAGTCTTTTTGAATTATCTCTTCAATGGACATAGACAATTCCTCATCACCCGGCCGACTCATACAACCACCTCCACCGCCTTGACCACTAACATCAATCCGTTTCAACGCAATACGTTGGAAAGCAATGCGCTTCATTAGCTCCTCCATCGGCTTTTGAAGTGAAAGAATAGAGCAAAATGGATCCATTGTGTATGGTTTGAGCGCACGGTAAACTTCGCCATGTGCCGAGACGGCCTGTTGGATCTCGCTCACGTCCGGCTTACGAAGTCCGCTATTTGCCAACATTTCGAGGACCAAAGGCAAATTCGTCATGGTCTTGTAGCGATCATTGATAACGGACACTTGGCGAAAGACACCCATAATATATGCTTTCTTGGCATCCATGTCACCACTCACAATTCCCAAATATGCTTCTATGGACCATCTTTCCTTCACTGACTCGACGAGGCTAGCTATTCCGGACATTGCATTCCTATAGGTTTGAAAGGCCGTGGCATACGTGTCTCCGCCCTCATCTCCGCCGCCACCACCACCTCCGCATCCGCCTCCTTTCTTCTTTGAAATAGAAACAATAAATGGCAAAAGTGAAATTCGTCCTTTGCGCGTACCATACCAAGCGAAGACCGCGTGTTTCTTTTGCAACATCACACTACTAAGCATCAAGATATTCTCTTTGCTTTGTACAGACAATGCCCACAATAGCAATCATCACACGCGCAGACCACACAGTCGCAACATTCTACGAGGATGTTGAACCAAATCAAGCTAAGTTTGGGGGACCATGGGGTTGGCCGGATCACACAGTCCACGTGGAAGTCCCAAGCTCTATGGATCCGAGCGTTGTTCGCGCGGTCCCGTTAGGTGAAAAAGAGTACACGTTTGAAGTGGACGATGAGAAACTTCAAACAAAGTTGACTCAACAATGGCAACAGCTCCGATGGGAGCGCAACAGCCGTCTCGCAAATTGTGACTGGACGCACACTCTTGATGCGCCTATAACGCTTGAGCAACGGGAGTCATGGGCAGAGTATCGCCGGACCCTGCGCGCTCTTCCGGGACTCACTGTGGACCCCTTCAAGCCCATGTGGCCCTTGTCACCCTCCGATCCCGTCCCCGTCCCCATCCCCGTCCCCATCCCAACCGAAGTCACAGAGCCAGTCCCCGAGGAAGTCACGGTTCCTATCCCCACCGAGGTCCTTGAACCAGTCCCCCTTGAGGTCACGGAGCCAGTCCCCACAGATGTCCTTGAACCAGTCCCAACAGAGGTCCTTGAACCAGTCCCCACCGAGGTCCTTGAGCCAGTCCCCGCCGAGGTCCTTGAACCAATCCCCGCTGAGGTCCTTGAACCGGTCCCCACCGAGGTCACGGAGCCAATCCCGGCTGAGGTCCTTGAACCAGTCCCAACAGAAGTCCTTGAACCAGTCCCCGCCGAGGTCCTTGAGCCAGTCCCCGCCGAGGTCCTTGAACCAGTCCCAACAGAAGTCCTTGAACCAGTCCCCGCCGAGGTCCTTGAACCAGTCCCAACAGAAGTCCTTGAACCAGTCCCCGCCGAGGTCCTTGAACCAGTCCCAACAGAAGTCCTTGAACCAGTCCCCGAGGAAGTCACGGAGCCGGCCCCTGAACCAGTCCCAACCGAGGTCCTTGAATAAATAACTATGAAATCACCCAAAACGGACCTTATTCGGACAAAATTCACTTCTTTTTCAGTCTCCACACAGGTCCGCAACTACAAAGACCAACATTCA